CAATGAAGATCCTTGACGAGACCGGCGCGGTCGTGGAAAACCCGGACCTGACGCTGGGCTACCTGACCACCAGCACCGAAGAGATCACCCACCCCGCCGTAGAGGGCGTGGAGGAGCAGTGGCACTGGGAGACCGTGACCGAGTATCCGAACGGTGGAAAGGACGTGCAGAAGGTCGTTGACCGTCCCGGCGTTCAGGCGCAGGAGGAATGGGTGGAACAGGTGCCCATCCAGAAGTACATCCGCTACACCGCCGAAGAGCTGGCCGCGCAGGAAGAAGCGCGCAAAAAGGCCGAAGCCCGGGAGAAGCTGCCGGAGACGGTGGCGGCACTGCAGGAAGAAAACAAGATGCTCAGGCAATGCTTGCTTGAAATGAGCGAGATTGTTTATGCATAAAATCACACAAAAATTAGAAAGGATGGTACGTATGATGGCGAAGCTGTGGGCACAGGAAATCATGTATGCTGAGACTATGGAGGATGCAAAGGCTCTGTATGAGCGCTGCCCCCGCCTGCTGAAGGAGAAGGTCAAGGTGCTGCTCATCAAGAGCGGCTTTGAGGAAATCACGCAGTAAGGAGGACGCTATGGCTGAAATCATGGATGTATCCCGATATCAGGGCACGATCAACTGGGAGAAGGTCAAGGCAAGCGGAAAAGTGGACGGTGTGATAATTCGCGCCATGGGCAACAGTGCAGCGGGCAGGCCCAGTGCTCCCTACACTGACCCGCAGTTTGCCCGCAACTACGCCGAATGCAAGCGGCTTGGCATCCCCTGCGGCGTGTATGGCTACTTTAAGGCGGTCAACCGGGAGCAGGCTGACAAGGAGCTGGCGTACTTCAAGAAGCTGCTCACCGGCCGGAGCTTTGAGCTGCCGGTGGCCGTGGACATCGAGGACGAAGTGCAGAAGCCGCTTGGCAAGGCCGCGCTGACCGACCTGACGGCCTACATGCTGAGCACGGTGGAAAGCTGGGGCGTGTACGCTCTGCTTTACACCGGCCTGTGGTTCGGCAGCACCTTCCTGTACATGGGCGGCGCGGCCCTGAAACCCTACGACGTGTGGCTGGCAGCATACCGCACGAAGAAGCCCGCTCCCAGCTGGCCCTTTGGCATGTGGCAGTATACCAGCAAGGCCCGTGTACCCGGTGTGACCACCAACGTGGACATGAGCCACGCATACAAGGACTATGCGGGTATCATCAGCAAGAAGGGCCTGACCCGTCTCCGGGAGGGTAAATGACCGAAAAAGAAGCTCTCCTGTGGGTGCTTGGCATCTTGGGTAGCCTGTGCGCTGCGGCCATCACCATCGACAAGGTGCTGGAAATCATCCATAAGTACATCAAGAAGGCGCAGGCCCCCGACGATGCGCAGAACAAGCGAATGGATACGCTCGAAAAAAGACTTGGCGTGCTGGAACAGGGACAGCTTCAGCACGCACAGGCCCTTGCAAGAGACCTGCGCCGCTTTGACGGCCTCGATGAAGAGATGCGTCTCGTCCTTGTTGGCGTGCAAAATCTTTTGGATTCGCAGCTGTCCGGCAACAACCGCGAAGGTATGCAAAAAAGCAAATCCGATATCAACAACTACCTGCTGAAAGGAGTAACAAATCATGGAAGCAATGTTTAACTTTATCCCCGCACCCATCGCACTGGTACTGATGTTCATTGGCTTTGCCGCGCTGGCCGTTGGTGCTATCCGGCTGGGTTACAAGCAGTACGTCAAGGACTGGGCGCTGGAGCTCGTGACCATCGCTGAGGACAGCATCATGGGTAGCGGACAGGGCGCAAAGAAAAAGGCACAGGTCTTTGCCGCGCTGCGGGGCGCACTGCCGGACTGGCTAAAGCCTTTCATCACCGATGAAGTGCTGGACAGTGTGATTGAAAAGGCCGTCAGCATGATGAAAAAGGCACTGGCAGAAAAGAAGCCTACCATCAACAAGGAGTAATTTATGATCGAGCAAAGCGTATCTCTCGCATCCAATGGCGTCGTCAAAGTGCCGGGCTATGAGCAGCTGGTGCGCTTTGGCTACACCAAGAACCGGGGCGTGTACCGCCTGCACGTCGATGCAACCGGCGAGTGGGAAGGGCTGACTATCCGCTGCTTCTGACACGTGCCGGACGGCAAAGATCCGTCATCCTCGTTGGTGGTGGACGGCTATGTGGACGTGCCCGCCAGCGTGACCGCACAGCCCGGGAGCGGGTGCATCACCTTTGAGGGCAGCGATGACACCAAGAACATCACCAGCGCAGACCTGCACTACCGTGTAAGTGCCAACTCAGGCACAGAGGATGGCACAGAGCCGGAACCGGGCACCCCTGCATGGCAGCAGCTGGTGGATGCCGTGCACACTGACGCCACCGCCGCAGAGCAGGCCAAGACCGATGCACAGACGGCAGCACAGCAGGCCGGGGCATCTGCCAGTGCTGCTTCCACAAGCGCTGCCCATGCTGGTCAAAGCGCCCAGCAGGCCGCAGATAACCTGCAAGAACTCAGAGACGGCATCGCAAACGGTGACTTTAAGGGCGAAAAGGGTGATACCGGCCCTGCCGTAGCACTGGACACCACCCTCACCCACGAGGGCGAAGCCGCTGACGCAAAAGCCACAGGTGACGCTATCAGCGCAGTCAAGGCCCGGCAGAACATCCTTGTAGGCACTGAGATAGGCAACCCGCTCAGCGTTGACGACGCTTTTTCTGCGCCCCTGTGCGGCCTGACCGTGTACGGTAAGAGCACGCAGGACGGCACACCCACGCCGGATGCACCTGTGCCTATTGTGAGTGCAGGTGACGGCGGGACGATTGCGGTGAAGGTGACTGGGAAAAATCGGATTCCGCCCAACCTGAAAACGAATGACGTTATCGAGTGCTTTATCAAGAAAAACACGCTGATAACTTTAGTATTCAAAGGCGATTTAGTTTCGAAAGGCGGAAACATCTTATTCTTTAGCGAAAACAATGAACAGCAGTGGTTTGGTATTAATATTGGTAATGCTGAACAACATATAACGCTTAGAATAAACGCAACAAAGTTTAAGTATTTGTTAAAAGATACTATCAGTGAAAATGTGTGCCTGACATGGAACGCATCATCTCCCGATTATGAACCCTATCGTGAACAGCTCCTTACGCTTCCCACTCCCAACGGCTTGCCCGGCATTCCTGTCACCTCTGGCGGCAACTACACTGACCAAAATGGGCAGCAATGGATTTGCGACGAGGTGGACTTGGAAAGGGGTGTGAGGGTGCAGAGGATTGATAAAACGGCTTTCGACAGCACAAAAACGTTGGCTGAGCAGAACGCAATACTCGCCACTCCCATCGAAACCCCGCTCACCCCTGCCGAGATTGCCGCCTACAAAGCCCTTGCAGCTTACGGCCCTGACACTGTGGTGCAGGCTGGTGACGGTGCGGGGGTCAAGCTGGACTACCAGCGGGACGTGAACATCGCAATTAAAAATCTTGAGGACGCAGTAGCGTCCATGACAACGACCTAAAGGAGGACTGACTATGGCACTCAAAAGTAAAGCCCGGCATGACCTGACCCTGCGCTCCATCAAGCGGGAAATCGCCGCAGGGCGTGACGTGGCATACTGGCTGGACAAAGCGTACACCCATCTGGACAGCGGCCTGCTGACGGAGGACGACATCGCAGAGGTGGAAGCTCTGGCGCAGGCGTACTACGACGCACTGGATGCTAAAGACAAGGCGAACGTTGAGGAAATCACGCAGTAAGGAGACATAACGCATGAACGCAGTAAATATCGAAGATTTGCTCGATCTGATTGAATCCATGAAACGCATATCTGCGGATGAAATTATCGCTGCATCAAAGGAGAACAACGAGCTGGAGCGCATCGCACACATCGCAACGGAAGCAGCTTATAATGCCGTTATCGAAAAGCTGGAAAGCCTCCGTGTGTACGCAGTAACCGTTTTGGATAGCAAGGAGTAACACCATGGCAAGCACTACATACCGCCATCTCGGTGACGTCACCGAGATGTTCGCCGCACAAGAGCAATTTCGTGACATCACGAAAATGGTCTGCGCACGTCTTCGCGGCCTCACGAAAACATACCATCTTAGCAATGTCAACAAACTGGTGACGTTTTGTCACCGTTTCGCTGTGCTTGGCAATATGGTGCGCAACGCCGGACAGCTGCCCGAACCTTTCTGGCTCGGTGCTGCCTGTGGCGGCGGCTCGCGTAGTGCTGCCCACTGCGCTGCAAGGACTTGACCGACAGCAGATGACCGCCGCCATCAAGGGCGCACCGCTTGGGAGGGTAGACCGTAAGATAGCCTTACTGCGGTACGTGGAGCGGCTCCCGCTGCCGGACATTGCAGCACAGACACATTACAGCCGGACGGCGATAGGCTACCGGCTGAAAGGCATTGAAAAAATGCTGAGTGCGTGATATAATAACTTTGTCTAGGGATTAGTTTTGAGCTTTTGCTCTGGCGATTCAAAAAAGCGGCAGGTTTTCAGGTCTGCCGCTTTTCTTTTTGCACGGATTGTGGTATAATTATCTCAACAAATCCACCCGGCCTCTCGAAGAAGCGCATTAGGGTGGATATCTGAACCCACTAAGCCTCTCAACGATGCGTATCATGGTGGGTCTTTTAAGATGATACAGTCTCCCGCCCGCTTACTTACAGTGCGTACCATGCGGGAGACGCCTTTAGACTTGAAAGGCTACGGCCTTTGTAGAGAGCGGCATTGCCTGTGGGCGGTTCCGCTCTTGATTTTAGATTTTGCCGTTTTGGCGGCATAAAAAATCCCCTGCTTTGCCGAAGCCCTGCGTTCCACTCGGGGTACGTTGTAGGTAAAGCGGGGGATTTTTTGCAAGTAAAACGTTCAAACTTTCTATTTTGCATCATTTTATATAAGTATATTTATATCTTTAAGCGTTCATGCGGATTTTTCCGTGTGGGCGCTTTTCTTTTTTGCTCACGGTAATCAAGCTCTAATCAAGCTTTAATCAAAGTTTAACCAAGATTTTTTGTCCTTCATTTGACGTTCGTTGTCTTTCGGCTTTCGCTGATGCGGTACACTGGGAGCATCAGGAGGGATGTATTATGAGCTATTATTCGACACCCGGAGCGCCCTACGTTCCGCAGCAGCCTGTCAATCCTTACGGCGGCATGGGCACGGTAGGTCTTGCCACTTCCCTGCCAAATACGCAGATGCAACAGGCACAACCGCAGCGTCCGCAGCCGATGAATGGGCAACAGCCTGTTCAGCAGTCGGCACAAGATGGCGGTTGGCTGCTCGGCAGACCCGTTTCCAGCAGGGAAGAGTTTCTGGCGATACCGTCCGACCTGTACGGCAGACCGACCTACTGCCCGGATTTGCGCAGCGGTGTGATCTACTGCAAGCGGCTCAACCCGGACACCTGTGAATCCTATGTGCAAGAGTTTTACAGCCCGGAAGCATGGAGACAGATGCAAGCACAACAGGCACAGCAGACCGCTGCACCGACACAGCAGTATGTGCCTATTGAGCAGTACAACGCCCTTGTGCATCGGCTGGATGAACTGGAAAAGTGGCAGAAAAGCTTCTCTAAACCAGCTGCCGCAGCGAAGAAAGGAGAATAAGCGATGTCCTCTCCGTTTGATATGATTACTCACAGCCCTATCATGCAGCTGGCAAATCTGGCTCGTGCCGGGCAAAACCCGATGGGGCTTATCCAACAGCTGGGTGGGCAGAGCGCCCCCATTATGCAGGGGCTGAACTTGATTCAAGGTAAGAACGAAGCACAGCTCCGAACGATGGCGCAGAACCTCGCCAAAGAGCGTGGTATCGACCTGAACCAGCTGGCAAGCGCCCTGAATTTGACGCTTCCGAAGTGAGGAGGCTTTACAATGGATGATTTTGAAAACAGCCATTCCGAAAAAGATTTTGACATCAACAATCTGTGTGGCGATGACAAAATATGGGTTCCTTTAATGCTCGGATTGATTTTCGGCGCTGTCAGCAAAACGTGGGACGACCCGAAAGATAAAAAAGACAATCTTCCAAGCTGACTTAATAATCCCCAAATAAGCATCCCTCTAAGCGAAACGCTTCTCAGTTTTGCGGACTTGACAAAAACCGCTTTGATTTGGCTTTGCCCGCTGCACACGGTAGCGGGATAGCATAACGCAAAACTGAAAGGAGTTTTGTTATGGACGATTTTGCAACTGGCTATCTGGCTGGGCAGGACGGCGGCAATAACAACGGCGGATTCTTCGGCAACGAAGGTCTGTGGGCGGTTATCATCCTCGCTATCATCTTCGGCTGGGGCACGAACGGCTATGGCCGGAACGGCGGCGACAACGGCATGAACAGTTACATCCCCTATCTGGTCGGTACTGGCGCAACCGGGCAGGGCGGTAACGATACCCGCGCGGCTCTGTCTGAGGGCTTCTACCAGCAGGACACCTCCCGCTCTCTGGCTGGCATCCAGAGCGGTATCTGCTCTCTGGGCTATGACCAGCTGGCGCAGATCAATGGCATAAACGCCAACATTGCGAACGGCTTTGCGGGCGTGAACAGCGCTATCTGTCAGCTTGGCTACCAGAACGCACAGCTCGTGAACGGTCTGGAACGCAGCGTGTCCAACGGTGACAACGCCATCAGCCTTGCCATCATGCAGGAGGGCAACGCACGGCAGGCGGGTCAGACCGCTCTTGCCACGCAGCTTGCATCTTGCTGCTGCGAGAACAAACAGCTGATCGGCGACCTGAAGTACACCATCGCAACGGAGGACTGCGCTACCCGCCAGGCCATCGCAGACAACGCCCGCGCCATCGTGGACAACTGCAACGCCAACTTCCGCAGCATGATGGACTACTTCACGCAGGATAAGATTGCCACTCTGACCGCTGAGAACCAGAGCCTCAAGTTTGCGGCTTCTCAGGATCGTCAGAATGCGCTTCTGACCACCGTGATGTCCCAGCAGACTGATACCATCCTGAACCGGGTCAATCCTCGTCCGATTCCCGCTTATCAGGTGGCAAACCCCAATGTGGGCGTGAACTGCTGCGGCTGCTGCTAACCAAAACACTCCCCGATAACACCGGGTGAACCATCGGGGCAGGGGTAAGACACCTCTGCCCCTGATTTTTTAGGAGGAAAACATTATGGCTTGCAAAACAAGCTGCAAACTCTGCCCGCATCTGGTCTTGAGCCAGTCGGTGACGTTCGCCAACGATACGCTGACCATCAATATTCCTGCTGGCTCTTACGCAGCGGGAGAAAAATATTGTCTGGTCATTGCTCAGGCTTTGCCGGACACGACCACCATCAACGCCCCTGTGGTCATTACAATCGGCGCAGGTACGACCGCATACCCTCTGACCGACTGCAACTGCGCCCAGGCAACCGCCGAGAGCATCCACACTCGCACTCGCTATGCTACCCGTGTTGCAACGTCTGCCACTGGCACCGGCACGTTCAAGTATCTGGGCTGCTTCTGCCGTTCCCACGCTGGCGCACCCGCGTCCATTTCTTGAGGAGGTATAGATTATGGGCAAGACTAATTTTCGCCGCATGATGATGCTCCGTGACCACGACAAAAACCGTGAGCCGGAGCGCGACCGCCTTGAGGAAGAGCGTGACCGCAGGGAGCGTGAGATGGAGCGCCGTCTGCGCAAGCTGGAAGGCGGTAGCGACCGCTATCCCTACTATCCGCAGGAGGAAAACCGCTACATCGACCCCTACCCTATCCCCCGCTACCCTGACGTAGAGTATGGGCGCAAGATGCCGCAAATCGGCTTCTCGCAGAACGGCGACTGGGATAAACGGTCTGGTCAGTACGAACGTGGCGGCGCAGACAGCCGCTCCATCAAGATGCCCCGCCAGCACCTCACCCACGATGAAGCGGAAGAATGGTGCGACAGCATGGTGAATGCTGACGGCACGAAAGGTTGTCACTGGACGCTGGAACAGACGCAGGACGTTGCCAAACAGCGCAATATTACCTGTGACCCGAACGATTTCTGGGCTGTCATGAACATGATGTACTCGGATTATTGTCAGGTCGCAAAGCGTCAGTCCGTTGACACTCCGGGCTTCTACGCTGACATGGCAAAGGCGTTCCTTGAGGACGCAGATGCCGCAGATGGCAAGGCATATCTCTACTGGGATTGCATTGCTGATAAGTAAAACGAACCCCCTGTGCGGTCGTTGCGACTACACAGGGGGTCTTCTATTTTAACTTTAGAACTTAGTTTTTATCAGGCTCAGCTAACTGAAGTTGTTCCAACAAAAACGAAAGCCTTCCACCTCCGCAAGAAGTATCAAACTCAACAATGGCAGTATCTCCGTTGATTTCATCGATAATGCCTTCGCACCAATCTTCAGCGTAAACTTTATCTCCAACTTTCATAACTACTTACTCCTTAAATCTCAGCTTTTATCGTTGCTCTGCATAACTACAGAAATCATCAGGTTTTGTATACGCAGGGCTGGAATCATCTAGTGTGAAGTGAGCACAACTACACAGTTCTCCTTGTTTGTCCCATGTGTTCCATAAATCACAGTTCTTACACCGAATGACCGCAACGGTATCTACAGAAGGAACTTGTTCCTCTTTGCTTCTGTGCTTGCGTGGCTTGTATGTACGCATAATCTTTTCCTCATTCCCAAAGTGTTGATTTTGACCTCATGTCAAATAAGTCTTGCGGATGGAATACAAGGCTCTTGTCAAGTTCCACCACTCCGACAATGGAAAACTTTCCGGGAACTTCTTGCTCGATTTTCTTCTTTGCTTCTTCCTTGCTGTTTGCAAACAAGACGAACGGGGCTTGAAAGTGCCTGCATTTTACGTAATCATCGTACTGGATTTTGACCCAATAAAAATTTTCCATATATCATCAATCCTCCAAGAAATCCTCCAATTCAATCTTTCCCTCTGCCGCTGCGACAGCCAGAGCGTACACGAATTGTCCAATCGTCATTCCGTGCCGCCTTGCTTCACGGTTGATGTACTTGCGTTCCTCCTCGCTCATAAGGATGGTAATGCGCTTTGAACGCTTGCCATCACCGCTTGCAACGCCCTGATGCGATTCCGGCATTGGGATTTTTTTCTTCGTCAAGCCAGCTTCAGCTAGTGCGCCGGGAACATCGCCCTGTTCGATAAGACGTTGAACTTCCTTCGCTTGTGCCAGTTTCTTTGGCTTACTTTCGCTTACTACGGCTTTGTTTGGCTGCGTTTCGCTGTCTTTGGCTTGCTTCGGCTTAATACCGCTTAACTGTGCTTCATTAGGCTGTGCATGGCTGTCTGCGGCTTCACTTGGCTTAATCTGTGCTTGTTCGGCTTCGTTTGGCTTTGCTTGGCTTACTTCTTCTTCCTTTGGCTCACTTCGGCTTAATGGCTGTCCCGAAAAAATAGGCTGGAAATCAAACCCGCCAAGCAAGCCTGTGGATTTTTTGCTGGTTGACTTCATTCTTCTGTACCGTCCTTACAATACTTTTCATCAACAAACTGACCTTCTTCATCTATAAAAAATTCATCTGTTTCCCATCTTGCATCACAATTTTCATAATCTTCGCAAGATGCGACAGAACAATCAATTCCGCCGCCATCTGTTTTCTTAAATTTTGTTGAAATCTTACCGTTTTTCCTTATTTTGTAATCTAAAGAATACTGGCACAAAACACTTACCACAATGCCTTTCCCACACAACGGACATGATTTTATAATTTTACTCATTTTCTTCTCCTTCCACAATCATCTGCGCCAACGCCTTGAAATCCTCTGCGCTGGTACTCTTTGCCGTGTCGCCACTGAACAGACTGTGCCGTTCTGCCTGTGCCTTACGAACGCCCATAGACGGCCTAATCTTCACGTCCAGTAGGGTTGTACCCATGCTCTGTGCAATCACAGGAAGCTGCTCCACAACCTCTTTGGACAGGTTCTCACGGCTCTTGTACTGGTTCAGAAGCAGACCTTCAATTTTCAAAGTCGGATTGAAGTATCTGCGAACGTCGCCGATAGTCTGCGAAAGTTGGCTCAGACCAGCCAGTGCATAACGGTCTGCTGTGATGGGCACGATGATGCTGTTGGCTGCGATCAGTGCGTTCACAAGCGCAAGACCAAGTTGCGGAGGAGTGTCCAAAACAATGTAATCGTACTGCCCGGACACGCTTTCAAGGGCTTCTCGCAGCCGGAAGTTCTTGCTTATGTCCCGGACAAGCTGCTCGTCAATGTCTTTTAATGCGCTATCAGACGGCAGAATGTCACCAGCTTCGCAGTGCTGGATTCCTTCTTCGACCGTGCCTTGCCGGGTCATCACGTCAAACAGGGTACAAACATTCTCTGTCTGTGCACCGTAGGTGTCCGTTGCATTGCACTGGGCATCGCAGTCCACCAGCAGGACTTTCTTGCCAAGCAACTGCAACGCACCAGCCAAACAGGTGCTTGTGGTGGTCTTTCCTGTGCCGCCCTTCTGGTTAGCGACAGCTATGATTTTTGCCATTTTATCACTCTTTCTTAATACGGATATTTTAATTTTCCGCTTACTATTCTTTTGCAAATGCACTTTCTTTCACATTCGCATCTTTCACACCACCCGATGTTAAAAGCATCGTCCTTGCTATATGCTTCATCGAACACACAGGTTTCAGCAAGTTCTTTGTATTCGTCTTTCAAATTTTGCTCCTTTCTGATTTATTTTTTTGCTCGATACATTCATTCTGTCGTATGTGCCACATCTGACTACTTTTGCAATGCGTCAATCTCATAGAAAGCCGGAAGATACTCTTCAATCGCGCCGTCTTTCTTCAAGCTACCAATCAGATACCGCTTCGGATGGTCAGGCCAAGGGTCACGGTTGATTGAAAGAATGTCTGCACACGCAGCCTTTACGATGTCATAGACCGCATCTCTCCGCTTCGGCAGCTTGATAGATGGGTGTTCTTCCATCATCTTTACCTCGACAACCTTTGCGACCTCGATACACTCTTGAACCGACAGCGCATCGCACACAGACCAGTCGTACCCTTCGTATCCGCTTGTGCGTGGCTTTCTGGCGGCTTTTTTGATTTCCGGCTTGGAATTAGCCGTATCACAATCAACCTCGCTAGAATCGGCATCTATGACGGGCTGCTTGGATTTGTACCCAAATCGGAACTCAACCGCTACGACCTTTCGCCCTGTGCAAATCTTCTCAAAGTCAACGACAATGTCTGAAACATTGCTGATCTCTTCCACTGCTGGTTCAAGAACTCTGCGGCGTAAAGCCCGGAAGTCGTCATAACTTGCATCGTTTGCCCCCAAGTGGTCACGCAGCTGCTTCAAACCAATCTTGTTTGATGTTAGAGAGCGATTCATCCAATCTCGAATCATACTATACATCAGAATAGATGCTTGCTGCTTCATCCCAATCGTATAGCGCAGACGGTATTTGACGTAGCCGCTTCTTGCAATGTCGAAAAACACAGGCCGCAAGTCAGGATTACAGTTGATTGAAACGTCATAGGACAAGGATTCTCGATTGTACTTGACCTCTGCCTTTGTGAACAGCGGATACATCACATATTCTGTTCCATCTGCATTCAGTGGTACTGAAACCACGTTGCCCAAAAAGTGCTTAACCTGCGACTTCAAGTTCTTTGAATTGAGCTTCAAATCCAGCAGCTTGCAATATTCAGCCAGCGTAAACGACACGTTGGAGCTTTCCGGGTCTCTCGGATTGATACGGCTAAGATAGACTTCAAGCAGCCGAAGCTCACCCGCTGTGTAGTCCGTAAACTTCGCCCAAACCAATGCCTTGCTCTTTTCGACAAGGTTGTTTCCTGTCAATTCTGACATTGCATCACCTCATTTCTTCTACCCTATTATACCACTGTATCGTGTACACGTCAATGATTCTGTACACAATTATTTTTTCAACAATCGACTTCCACTTTTTGTACACGATACTCCACTTTTTGTACACGATACTCTCCATTTCTTGTACACGATACTCCACTTTTTGTACACAATGCTCCACTTTTTGTACACGTTCTTACTATATATATAAACAAGAGATAAACAAGAGATAAATAATCATCATCAAATAGTGACGACGATACATTTTCAACAATTTCTTCTCTTCAACGGGCAGATTGTGGAAAACGACAACTTTTTTGCTGAATAAGAAACGTCCATCAAGCCCTATAACCTACCTGACGGTTCTATCGTGTACAGAAAATGGAGTGCAATCACACCAATAGGGGACGAATTGACAAGTCACGCTTTGATGAACGAAAATTTCACGCGAGTTCGTTAATTACATCTGCAAAAATCCACCATTTACGATTCTATGGGGGACAAAATGACAACCCAAAACCATATTTATAACAGGCCTATTGTGTACAAAAAGTGGAGCACGTCCCCCTGTATACCGTAAAAACTTCGATAATTCGACAATCATCCAGTTATATTATTGGGATTCACGGTATAGGAATCGTTGGACTTCATGGCTGCTTCTGTTCCGGCGTCCTGTGCCTGATAGAGAATCTCCATCTTTGGGGCGGTACCGTTCGGGTCTGGGTCTGTTCCGGTAGCCTGCACTATCTCATAGCTACCAGACACCATCCGGCAGACAGCAACCCTGTCCTTCAACGGTGTGTGGAGGTTTGCTAGAATCTCCGTCAGCACGCCGATGTGGTCTGAACCGTGATCTCCGTACCGGATATATAACAGGGCATCTATCTCATAGGATGAACATTCCATCATAGCATCTATGAGAATCCGCCGTTTCTCCAGATCGGAAAGGTCATCTTCCAAGTGTTCCAGCAGCCCTGGATGAATGCAAGCGTCCATGTATCGAGCCACCGATACGCCGCAGCAGGTGAACCAGCGCATAGCCATCGGAAGGGAGATGGCTGCCAGACCTTGCTCCCAGTTGGCGACCGTGCCACGATTTACGCCCATTCGTGCCGCCAACTTCTGCTGGCTCAAGCCGGAACGCATTCGAGCTATCTCTAATACTTTGGCTGTTCTTACCAAATATTCGTCCATAAATTCTCACCCTTTCAACAAAATCCGGCAAAACTGCTGGATTCGACAAGCCAAAAAATGGAAAAAGCTGCTATGGAGAACCAACAGCAGCCTGTGTTATAACTGTACCATCGAAAAAACAATCAAAACAGGAGGTAACAATATGATTATCATCGACGGAATGCCCGCATCTGAACCGAACGAAAACAAAACGCCGAAACCGTGGGAGGGTTAGTGTATGAACCAGATTGACACCATGCTCATTCCCTATGCCCGCCAGACCGCTTTAAAACTGGTCTACAACCTTGCAAACAACAATGCAGATAAATTTGCTTATGAAGAAGCAAAAAACGTTCTGGAACGTGCCGTAGCCGCCTTAGACGATGGACGCGACCCGGCAGACAACATCGAACGCATTGACGGACAGCTCGTAGAGCTGTGATTGGAGGAAAGATGGATAGGCGCTGCCCCTTTTGATTTGAACACTCGCGGCTTCCCCGATATGAAGTAATGGATGTGAAGAAAATGTTCGATTTTTACGAAGTTGTTCAAAATACATTGACTTGACAACTAGAAGGTGTATAATCGTATCAAATGAACATCTGCACTTACCGATCGGGAGGATATGCCACAATGAGTGAACAGGAAAGAGCCAAGATTGACCGATTTATTGCATGGCTGCTGGAACATCCTGAAAAGATTCCGGCAGCGGAACAAGCACTAGACCTAGAGTAACAGAAAACCCCTTGCGCAGAGCTATACCAGCCCGGCACAAGGGGTTCTTTTATTTTACCGGGCATGAACGTTACATCTTCTCGATCAGGTTCATCAGCGCTTCACGCTGTTCCTTCGGCATAGATTCAAGTTTTCTTCTAATCCGCTCCAATGCTGCATCGACTTCACTTTGCGGCTGCTGGGTCGGGTTTTCTTTTTGGCTGCCAGTTAGAAGGTAATCTACAGTAACGTCAAAGTACTGAGCAAGCTTTACGGCGTTTTGGTTTGTCGGCTTTGCATCGTTTCCTGCACTTGCTTCGGTTCTCCAATAGCTATAAGCAGATTTCGGAACGCCAGCTTCAGTCAAAGCACGAGACGGCTTTACTCCCTTTTGCTCACATAGCCTTACGAAATTGTCAAAAAACACAAAACATACCTCCAGCGTTTGTACAAGATGACAAAGTTCTACCACTTGAACAAAAACACTTGAAAAGTTCTGCTACTTGTGCTTTAATAAGGCTACCGGGTTCAATCGGTAGAACAAATTAAAGGCTTTGAACAAATAGAAGAACGTTCGATAATGTTTTTGCTTGACACCATAATATTATCATATTCTTTCAAAAAGTTCAAGTACTAGAACAAGAAAGGAGAAAAAATTTGCTTCCTAAGTGGACAGGCGATGTTGTGGGAACGCTTCACGTTAACAGCATCGAAATCAGAGAGCTTGCTGCAAAAATGGGATGCGCACCGGAATACTTGGGAAAAATCCTGAACGGTAAGCGTGAGCCTAAAAATGCGGAAGCTAAGGTTAAAGAAGCTCTGGAAGAGCTGTTGAAAGAAAGAGAGGGAAAATGAGTGGCATGAAACAGATCATCACCTTAAAGGTAGACCTTGAGTACCCGGACGAAGCGCACCACGCCATTAACAAAGCGGTGGAAGCCTACGAGAAAAGCAAAAATCGCTGGGATGCCTTTGAAATCAACGAAGCCAAAAGCAGAGCACGAGACATTTTGTACAACCTGTGCAATGAAGGCTACAGTATGATATGGACGGTCACGGATGGCGCTGTCGGCCTGACGATCTGGACAAATTTTAAGGAGCCTTGCGTCGGCCAGTGCTATATGCCAAAAGAAAGCCTGTTTGACATCTGGGTCGAAAAGCTAGTCGCGCTGTGCATTGCCACAGGTCAGGAAGTCCCGAAGTTCATCACAGATAAGGCTGGTGAGTGCTGGTGACGTACTTTTACAAAGCACCTAGCCGTAAACGGCGGTTGAAACTGGCGATGGCAGCGGGCGTGTCCCGGAATGAAGCCAACAAGGTGCTCTGGTTTGAAAAATCTATCAACCATTGCTTTGAACGTCACAATCGGGAAGCCAAAAAGGCAGGTAAACCGAATGAAGATGGAGATTAAATATTGCGAGCGCTGCGGAGCTTTTTTGGGTAGGGTAAACCCACGCAAAAAATATTGCACACAATGTAAAAGGGATGTCTCGTGCGAACAAAAGCGCGCGAGACGTAAAGCATTGAGTTCAGGACGTGGGTTCACTCCAGTAAAAACCGTATGCCAATGGTGCGGTAAGCCAATGATTAAAATGTCTGCGGCACAAAAATACCACAAAGATTGCGCGAAAGATGCAGCCTTTGCAAGTATTGCGGAATATCAAAGCATACGAAGAGAACGAGCCTTAAACGAGAAAGCACTGGAAGAAAAAAAGATTCCATCCATAGGGCAGGTTCAAGCTCTTGCAGATAAGCTGGGCAAGCATTACGGCGAAGTGTCGAGGATGCTCGCGACAGGAGAACTGACTTATGAATGGTAAATATTATGGCAAGCGGGAAATCCGCTGGCACAGCCGTGAGAAGGAACGGCTGGAACGCATTCGAAGAAAGGATAAAGATGAAAGTATTCGTGGAAATCGCCCTGATCTGGGGCATTGTCTTAGCGTTGATTCTCGCAGTGTTTCTGCTGAACTTCTGGCTGGTGCATCAGATCGAGCTTTTGGTCGGAGCTAAGGTGACATGGTACATCATAAGCGTTGGCGCTTTGATGACAACCGGTTGGATTTTTAGACGCAGAGAACCAAAGAACACAGAGGAAAAGGCATGACGCTGGAAGCCGCTCTTGAAGAACGCGATATGAAGGCATCGGAGCTTATCCGCAGAAGTGGCATGTCGGCTCCAACGATATACAACATTACAAGCCCGAATAAAGCGCCGTACAAAACGGGCGTTAAGACTGATACGCTTGCAAAAATAGCCGAAGCGCTAAATGCAATAGTCGTGATCGATGCAAGCAAACCATTTTTATTCGATATCATTCTGAAAGAAGGGACAAAATGAAAACCGTAAAAGGAAACGTGCTTACCATACTTGGTATTGTCGCCGCGATTGTAGCCGTTAGCTGTGGCGATACAATAAATGGCTGTGAGAACACAGTGCAGATGCTTGGATGGGCATTTGTTTCGCTGATGTTACTAGCCACCGCTCTGGTTTTGTGCGCGCTTGGAGTGAACGCGGAAAAAGAGCATGAAGATACCGAACGGATGAGGAAGTCGAACCGCATTCCCGCTCATACTAACAAGTGGAGGGATGCGCGATGAAATGCCCGATGTGCGGTAGTGACAACATCACAACGGTTGACAGCCGGTCTGACCACGACAGCATCACTCGACGTAAGAAGTGCCTTGTATGTAACTACCGGTGGTCTACCATCGAAATCGACAAAGACCAGTGGCACAGTGCGTTGCAAATCAAAGAGGAACGTAAGAGAGGGAGACCAAAAGATGAACCTTGACAGATTCGGTGGCATGATCGAGCCGGAGGACGGCGTGTGCTTTATGACCAACGAACAGATGGCAGAAGCCAAAGAAGCAGACCGTCAGGCAGAGATTGAGAATTTGCAGTCTGAAATCGACGACAGGGAAGCAGAGCTGAAAGACCTCCGTGCACAGTTAACAGAGCTGATGGTTGGCTGATTTTGTACAGCCGTATTAAGCCAAAGTAAGAACAATGAAGCCTAATGAAGCCGAAGAAAGGAAAGAAAAATGGCAGTATTAGTAATGGTCTACGGTCACTCCGGCAGCGGTAAGTCCGCTTCGCTTCGGAACTTTGACCCGGAACAGGTTGCTGTTATCAACGTGCTTGGAAAGCCGCTGCCGTTCCGCAGCAACATGAAAACCTATATCACAAACGACTACGGCAAGATTGATGCCGCAATCCACAGCACCAAGCGTAAGTCTATCGTCATTGACGATGCCACCTATCTTATGACTGGCGAGTTCATGCGGAACGCAAAAGTTGCCGGATACCAGAAGTTTACCGATATGGCAGCCAACTTTAACACCTTGCTTATGCGGGCGAAGGAGCTGCCGGACGATGTTGTGGTTTACTTTTTCGGTCACAGCGAGCGTGACGGAGACGGTGGCGAGAAGTTTAAGACCATCGGCAAGCTGCTGGACGAGAAGGTCTGCGTGGAAGGGTACTTCACCATCGTTCTGAAAACCGTTGTGCAGGATGGGAGATACCTGTTCAGCACCCGCAATGATGGGATGGACACCGTGAAAACCCCTCTTGGGATGTTCAACGATGCGCTGATCGAGAACGACCTCGCTGCCGTAGACAAAACCATTCGTGAGTATTACAACATCCCGGTTCGACCGGATAACAAAGGAGAGTAACAGATGAAGAACATCAACTGGAATGACGTGCAGGAAGCTACCGAACGCCGTGATCTGCTTGTTGGCGGCTATGTTGCCGGTATTTGCAAGGCAACGGACGAACCCGCAAAGGAGTGCCTGAACATCGAGTGGGAAGTCGCAGAGGGCGAGTTCAAGGGCTATTGGCGTGAGCAGACCGCTTCCCTTGTCGAGCGCGGCAAGCTGAATCCGGGCGAATGGGCATGGGGTGGCAAGACCATCAAGAGCTACAAAGAGAAGGCGCTGCCTTTCTTCAAGGGCTTTATCACCGCTGTGGAGCAGTCCAATCCAGGCTACAAGTTCAACAACGATGAAAAGACCCTGCGTGGCAAGCTGGTCGGCGTGGTTCTCCGTGAGAAAGAGTACATGGGCAACGATGGGAACATCAAGACGAAGCTGGTCGTTGACCGCTTTACCAGCGTAGACAAGATTCGTTCCGGCGATTATGAGGTCAAACCGAAGAAAACGCTGGCTGGCGGGTCTGGCTCCGGCTACGCGCAGGGCGGGAACGATGACTTTTCCGTGATTGAGGACGATGGTTCTCTCCCTTTTGACTAACGGTTACGCTACCGGAACAAAAGGCGAGAAAGGAACGCTATGTTTTACCGTCCGAAAGTAGTTCGATGCCGCCTGAAAACTGGCGGGAAAAGCATCGAACAAATCAAAGAATCCCACAAGGGGCAAGGGCTGGTTTATCGGGATTTTGAAAGTCTCCAACAGATGTACGATGCTTTTTCTGGATTGATTGTTGAACTGTCCCTTTGGGAGTATGACAACCACGAAAGTTATCATCTCGAAAGCTGGAAGCCAGAAGATGATGAAAAAGTTATGATGGGCGTTTATTACGCAGAGCAAACGCATCCGTTCCCTCGATACAAGAACGATTTTGAAAAATTCAAAGTGGACTGGGAAGCAAAGAAATATGAATGCGAAGGCGCATCTCTTGTTTTTGAGCCAGCAGATGTTGAAGAACTCGAAACCATCTGCGAAGAAGTTCCTTCGTCTTGACCGCCTACCTTATATAAGAGCTGCGCTATCTGGCTGGACGGGCGTTTGGAAAGATGAAAGTTTTAGTTGCCTGTGAGGAATCACAGGAAGTCTGCAAAGCATTCCGGGCAAAAGGTCACGAAGCTTACTCATGCGACATTCAGGAACCGTCCGGCGGGCATTCAGAATGGCACATTCTCGGTGACTGCCTAAAGGCTATTGAGGGGGGCAGGTCGTGACCATGGACGGAATTGCGCATGATGTGCCCCGCTGGGATATGATTATCGCATTTGTCCCATGCACAAAGACGAGCAACGCGGGAGCAAGACACCTGTACAAGGGAGGAAAGCTCAATCTTTCCCGGTATTATGAGGGATTGTGCGGCAAGGCACTTTTTCTTGCCGTGTGGGCGGCAGATTGCGAAAAAGTAGTGATTGAGAATCCCACCCCCAGCAAGATTTTTGATTACCCGAAGCCTACGCAAGCAATTCAGCCCTACGAGTACGGACATCCATACAGCAAGAAAACGCTACTGTGGGAGCGCGGTGTACCGCCGCTACACCCGACAAACATCGTAGAACCTACCGCGACATGGTGTCCGTCTGGCTCTTATTCTCATAAACATGGAGAGCAGCATAAAGGGATGTTTACAACTGACCGGGCTAAAAACCGAGCAAAAACTTTCGCTGGCGTGGCGGCTGCCATGTCAGAACAGTGGGGTTGATAGAATGATTACTTGTTGTCTCAACTGCACATCACGCCACCAAGCTTGTCACGACACTTGCGAGAAGTACAAGGCAGAGAAGAAAGACTTCGAGGAACGCAAGGCATTCGTGTATGAGCTGAACCACAGCCAGAGCGTGTACCACCGTGATTATGAGGACAAGCATCGGGAACGCGGCAAGAAGCGGTTTCTCGGAAGTGAATTCAGAGGTGAAAGATAAATGGGAGCTTTTATTGCAAGACAGCCTAATGGCCTGTTGTGCAGGTTTTCTTCGGTTGTAGATTGCATTACCGATTACAACATGACCGAAGATGAATACATCGAAATGTGTGCAGAAAAAGCACGAAAAGAAGCACGAGATGTTCTTGACCACTATATGCAACCGTTTGAACTGGTGGACAAGCGATTCTACCCGAACAACATGACAGTGGAAGAACATAAGCGGATTATGAAGGAAATGGAAAAGCCCGTTGACAAAGCAACTCATATTCCGTGAGTTTAGAGGTGAGCGAGGATGAATAAAAGAAAGTATAAGCCGGGCAGTTACATCATTTCACTTGATGACTTGATGAAGCAGGAGTTTGTTTACTGCGCCGGAAAACTTGTTCACAAAGGCTGGTTTGGTAGCTGGCAAGTACGGTATGCAAATAGCGAACTTGCTCGGCTTCGTATCAGAGAAGCCAAAAAAATCGAGGACAACGAATGAACACCGGCAAGCAGTTTGAAGCAGACTTCAAAGCATCTGTTCCATCCGATGCGTGGTGCTACCGCCTAAAAGACAGTGCTGCCACCTACTACGGCGGCAACGAGAACCTGTCCTTTTCCATCGACAACATCTGCGACTTCCTTGTGTACCGATACCCGATGAACCACCTGTTTGAGCTGAAAACCATTGAAACACTTTCTATCCCTCTGGAAAAGGTGTTCGGCAAGTACGACAAGGTAAAGTGCAAATACCGCAAAGAAAAGCACATCACTGACATGGTAGGCGCAATGGGATACAGTGGTCAGACCGCCCATGTGATAGTCAATTATAGGGCGGTCAACCGCACCTTTGCAATCCCTGCCAGCAAGGTTCTGACGTTTCGCTACAATGAGAGCCGGAAGAGCATCCCTTGGCAGTGGGCGGAGCAAGAGGGGATAGAGGTCAAGGCAAAAAGGCTGCGTGTCCATTGGCGGTATGACGTGGATGGACTACTAAAGAGATTGGAGAAAGAGAATGAGCATGAAATGTGACCGCTGCGGTGAAGTGTTTAATCCTGAACCGCCCGATGAGATGGGAAGGCATAAGCCAAATGCCGTGATTCTGGTTGACAAGAACGTGCATGACGCATGGGACTACTAAAGTTGCGATTGCTATGATGAACCGTTTCTTTGCCCCTCTTGCATGGCAAAGCTGAACAACTGGTTGAAAGGAGAAATAAGTGAGTAAGAAAGTTTCAGACATTCTGCCAAAGACGGAAATCTTGGCACAGTTGGCAGAAGAAGCATCTGAACTGGCACAGGCAGCGTTGAAGCTGCGCCGTGCGCTGGATGGTACGAACCCGACGCCGAAGAGCGTTGCAGAGTGTGAAGCGAATTTGACAGAAGAAATTGCAGATATAAATAACGCAGTCAAGGCTTTGTGCGATGCTTGGTTTGGAGATAGCCTCGATTCCGAATGCGAATTTTGGGACGCAGAGATTGAAATTGAGGACGCTAAATACAAGCGTTGGCTCTCTCGTCTTGAAGAAAAGGAGAATAAAAATGGCTGAATATCATGTTGGATGCGGGCTATTCGGAACCATCTATGCCGGAACGATGATGAAGCAGCGGAAAGATGGATTGCAGTTATGGAGAAGCAAGTCTGATGTGACCGATGAAGCGGTTTCCGCTGTTCTGTCTCATTTTATTATTGAAATGGATAGTTTAGACAAAACAAAACTCGAAAAAGTGTGGGGCGTTATTGGAAACAAGAAGCTAAAAGTTACATTCGAGCTTTCCACCGACAAGGAGCAGTCAGATGAATAAATTCGGAAACTGCCCCCTGTGTGGCAAACAGGTCAAGCCGACCAACCTCCGCAAAATCGCAAGACAGAACCAGTTGTACGGCTTTCGCATGGCTCTGGATGGCATTGCTGCAACATGGGGTGCACTGATCCAGAACCTTCGGTGCGATGCAGACCTGACCGATGAACAGGTGCAGAAAATCATCCGCATTGGTGACAGGTACTGGGAGATGGTCGGCAAGTTCAAAGAAGAGGACATGACCCCTGACGAGTTTGCGGATTACATCACTGCAAAGTCAGAACAGGTCGAAAAAGAGCTGAGAGAAAGGTGGAGCTGATGGATAAGGAACAGCTTGCGATCGCACGGTTGCAGGACGCCGCACGGCTATCCGAGCATCGGTACAAGAAACCGCTGATGGTCACATACTCTGGCGGTAAGGATTCGCAGGTGCTCGTGGCGCTGGCTGAACGTGCAGGAATCAACTTCGAGGTGGTCAACAGCCATACCACAGCAGATGCGCCGGAGACGGTCTATTTCATCCGTGGGCAGGTTAAGGCGATGGAAGAGCGTGGAATCAAATGCTCCATCGTCATGCCACGATACAAGGACAGGCCTGTGTCCATGTGGACGCTGATTCCGCAAAAGCTGATGCCGCCAACAAGACTTGTACGGTATTGCTGTGCCGTACTCAAAGAAAATACTGGCCGCGATAGATTTATCGCTACCGGCGTTCGCTGGGCTGAATCAACAAACAGAAAGAAAAACCGTGGAACGATGGAGTTTAGCCATCGTGACAAGGAAAAGCGCATCATTCTTATGGGCGACAATGATGAAAAGCGGCAACTGTTCGAGACCTGCAACCTCAAGGGCAAGATGACCGTCAATCCGATCGTGGACTGGTCTGACAATGATGTATGGGACTACACGCACAGCGAACACCTGCCTGTCAATCCACTGTATTGCGAAGGGCAGAAACGTGTTGGCTGCATCGGTTGTCCTATGGCCGGTAGGGGGGGCAGACAGCGCGAGTTTGTGCGCTGGCCTGCCTACGAGAAAATGTACATCTCAGCGTTTGAACGAATGCTTGATGTCAGAAAAGCAAAAGGCTTACCGTGCGACTGGCAGACCGGCATGGACGTTTTTCTCTGGTGGATGGAAGATGACAACATCAGTGGTCAGCTGAGCATGGACGATTTGATGGAGGATAACAATGGCACTGTTGAATAGCAAAGAAGTTGACGATACGTTATCCATGAGGATAAGCGATGATATTCGGAGGAGCATAAAATTCTCTTGCGATTTGTGCGGAACGGATATAGATGTCCTTGACACTCGATTTGCAACGATGACAGCAAATAAAGTTTGGAACAAAACTCTTCCTGAATGCCCGATTTGCGGGAAGAAAATGACTATTAACAGTTGGGGGGCATTCTGAAATGTTTGAGTTTGTAACTCGCTGGCTGGTCTGCCTAGTCCTGCTGGCGGCGGTAGTTCAGTCCGAACGGACAATCAAGAACATGGCGAACAACCTGTTTGAGAAACGGCAGGCGATGCTTGTATGGCTGTTCATCAACGTGTGTCTGGTCGTTTGTACGGCAGTTGTAATGGGGTGGAGGTAAGTATGGAAATTCGTGGAGAACATGGTAAGCAGAGAGTTCGTTTTGATTCCATCAAGGAAGGAGAGCCTTTTTACTACAACGGCGAACTTCTTATGAAGACAAGCAAGAGTACGGACAATTCCGGCTTTTACGGTGGCACTACATATAACTGTGTGTCGCTCCGTCACGGTAGGATTATGGAATGCCATGATGATGCAATGGTCGGCATTGCAAAGGTTCATATTGAAAAGGAGTACTAATGGACAACGAACTTTACTGCCCGATGAAGATGACCAGCAATCCGCTTGGTCGGTGCGTCTGCGAGAAAGAAAGGTGCGCTTGGTGGCGGCAGTTGGACAACTGCTGTTCCGTCTGGTGGATTGCACGGAAGCTGGACAACATCGAAACGAAGATGAAGAAGTGAGAACATGAACGATTGGACTAGCATTAGAGACGGTTTGCCAATTGATTATCAGTCTGTTCTTCTTTGGGATGGCTGTTCAATTTTTATTGCGCACCGTGAACCCGGCGCACCTGATAACGAATTTGTTGACGACTACAAGAACGAGTTCGTATACGCAGGATGGTGGATGAAACTGCCGACCGCTCCAAAGGAGGTCTGATACATGGCAACACCCCCGAAGCGTGGTCGTGGCAGACCGCCGCTGACCGAAGCTGAAAAGAAGAAGCGTGAGAAGCGAGCGCAAAAGGCGAAAGAGGAAGCCGCTGCAAAGCGTGAGAAAGCACGTGAGAAGAAGCGGATACAAAACCTGAACAAGAACAAGAGCATCCGATCACAGGTCAGCAAGAAGGTAAAGGAGCAACAGGCATTGGCTATCGAGAAGTCAAAGATGATGAACACGGGCGATTTGCAGTCGAGAATCGGCGATGAAGAGGACAAGAAAGTAATCGGCATGATTGCAGCCAAGTACTTTGGCGACCTTCCGAGCGTTGACATGAACAACCCGATTGAAGTACAGCAACGCCTTGATTTCTTCTTTGACGCTTGCATCAAAGCTAGAATCTCCCCTGTGGTGGAATGGATTGCACTGGTGCTGGGCATCGAATGGGTGAGCCTGAAGCAGATTATGGCGGGCAAGCGCCGTGACGACAGCTTGCAGCAGAAGTACATCCTCAAACTGATTCTGCAAATGCAGTCCATGTGGGCGTACAACGGTATGTACGGTCAGGAGAACCCGGCAGAGTGGATTTTCCGAGCCAAGAACTACTTTGGTATGCGTGACAACGTGGAAGTCACCGTTGCGCCGCCTGAACAACCGTTGGGCGATGCTCAGAGCGCAGAGCAGTTGGCACAGAAGTACCAGACGGCTTTGCCGAAGGGGATTGACGTGGAGTACAGAGAGGTGGAGAAAAATGAAACAACGGTTGGTTGACTTCTCCGACCCGATTCTTTCAGCGGCGCTGTTTATCTTGCTTAAAGACCGCGCTACCGGCAAAAACATCATCTGGGCAACAGAGCCACCGCCTGAACTGGACGCAGGCTTTGCGGATGAAATCACATTAGAACAAATCAAGAAGTGCCCACCAGTGCCACGAGTTCTCAAGCGTCTGGATGAGCAGAAGCAAAGAACCAAAGCAAAAGCAGAGGTTTTCACTCCTTCTTGGGTCTGCGAAAAGATGATAGACAAGGGCGAAGAAAACGGTGCGATGCCCGATATGAAGAAAGAGCCCATCAAGTACATCCATTCGACAGTCCTTGAAATCACCTGCGGAGAAGCACCATTCCTCGTGAACCGATACGACACGGTAACAGGCAAAAAGATTCCAGTACCAAAACGGAAAGGACTATTTGATCGCAAACTGAAATGTGTAAACAACTGGTTTGATTGGAATGTCTGGACATGGCACGATGTGGCAGAGGACGCAGCGACGACTACATACGGCTATGAGTGGCAGGGTGACAGCCTGTTGCTTGCAAGAGCAAATATGCTCCTGACATGGCGAGAGAACTTTAAGTGGCTGTTTGGCATAGAGCCTGACGCTGGGAAGGTTCGCGAGATGGCTTCTATCATCTCATGGAACGTCTGGCAGATGGATGGTCTAAAAAAGACCGTACCCGGCACGGACATTCCGTGCAAAATCAAAGACTGGAAAGCCGACAAAGAAATCCTGTTTAAGAATGTTGGGGAGAACGAGCAATGAAAATCATTACATATCCTGACGGTCGTTCAGAACAGGTTGGAACGCCATTAGAACTAGCGCAGTTTATGCTTGGCTTGATTGAATATCAAACTATGCAGAAGTTCAAGAATCTGATTGATTCTATCCCACAGCAGATTGAACCACAGCAGATTGAAAGCCCAAATAAAAAACGCGCATCTAAAAAGAAAGCAGGCAAATCTAATGCAGACTGACAGAGGAATTTACCACAAGCGAGTATGTGACCGCTGCGGAGCAGTTCTTGACGGCAGGATGATGAACCCTGACGAATACTTCAAGGACTGGGCGTGGCGCAGGGACACAGGCGACCTTTGCCCGGAGTGCTATGCAGAGTATAAACGAGTGATCGGGCGGTTCAACAGGGGAAAGAGAGGGCAGAGATAATGGACATTTACTGTACCACCGAACACTGCTCTTGCATGGGCATCAAGCAGTTCTCTGCTGGCAAGGCTATCCGATGCACAGCAGAATCCTGCAAGAACAAATCTGAGCCGTCCTGTGGCTCTTGCAAATGGTACACAGAGCCGGAGGGTGTGTGTGTGAACGACCAGTCAGAACACGTTGCAGACTTCGTGTGGGGCGAACGTGGATGCAAGGAATGGGAGAAGAAAGATGAGTTATGACATTTCGTTGTGCGACCCAGTAACGCACAAACCGCTCAAAGCGGATAGTACACATTTTATCGCTGGTGGTATGCGCGCTATGGGTGGCACAAAAGAACTGTGGCTCAACATCACCTATAATTACGGTCACTTCTATTATCGCCCAGAAGTATTCGGCGAGGGTGGCATCCGCTCCATCTATGGCAAAACAGGCGCAGAGAGCATCCCGATGCTTGAAAAGGCTATTTCTGCGCTAGGTGACGATGTGGACGATAGCAACTACTGGCACGCCACAGAGGGCAACGCCAAACGTGCCCTGTACGGTTTGTTAGCGTTTGCAAAGATGCGTCCTGACGGTGTGTGGGATGGGGATTGAAGGGAGAAAAGTCAATTCCGATATATGAGGTCGCTTTAGGCATCGTTTTGACAACGATGGTGGGTATATTGTTTGTATCGCCTATTTATCTGTTTGAGCGATGTATCCTTTGGGAAGTTTTGGACGAATATATTGATAGCACCGTTATCAAGGTTGTTGCTTGTGCGGTTATCAATGTTGCTATTTTCTTAATTGGATATGCAACCGTTCTTGCTGTTGCGGAGGTATAACAATGTCTAATTATCCAGAATACCTTGAACGAAACGCACTTATTGAGAGAATCAAGAAAGCATATTGCGATGGCTGCGAGAACTACAATGGAGTTAGATGCCGTACTTGCGATATTGGCGATGCCATTGACGTTGTGGAAGATGCCCCGACAGCCTTAGAGCGTACCGCTAGATAGAGATGGATTGTACAGGACGGTACATTTACAAGGTTCGAGTGTAGCAGATGCCACACAAAAAATCATCATACACGTTGGAACTACTGCCCCAACTGTGGAGCGAAAATGGAGAACGCGGATGGCTAACACCCTCTGGCATCCAGCAAGCGAACTGCCACGAGAGCGGACGCAGCCTTTGTTGCTTGCGACTAAGACAACGTGGCGTGATAAAGATGGAAAAATGTTGCAAGGATTCTCGCCGACAGCATACTTTCTTGGCTGTTACGCAGACGGTCAGTTTTGGGATGAGATAGGCGAGAGACTGCCGAAAGATGTGACGGTAACGCATTGGATGGCGTTTCCGATGGTGTAGGAGGGCTTATGGAAAACAATATCGTTATTACGCAGGATATGGTTGACGCATTCACGGCAAAAATGCAGGAAGCATACAAAAAGTACGGTGATGATGAAGAAATCGTTCACAGCATGATGGACGGTATCATGTGTGAAACCTTAGAAAAGCTTGGATTTGCAGAAGGTGTGAAAATCTTTAACGAAGCACCGAAATGGTATGCGTAAGGAGCAGTAAACATGACGAACAAGAAGTTTGGCATCATCATTATGGACTTGAGCCTTTTCGACTTTGGGTCGAAACCGCCTTGTGGGTATATCAAGGCGAAGCATATTCGCCCGGCATACGGCAAAGGCACAAGGCCTGTAAAGGCGCATAAGCGAATCACGAGAACAAGAGAGGGATTTAGAAAGTGAAAAAGCTTAAATTTCCTGAAGATTTCTTTGCATACGACAACCCGGACTGCCCCGACAAGGACATTGAAAAAGCCGTGAACAAGATAAAGAACTGGATGAAGGGCGAGACCTAATTCCGGGCGAAGGCTGGCTGCGTGAACCTGACGCTGATCACCTGTTTTAAGGAGAATTAAAAATGGAAGAACTTAAGAGATGCCCGTTTTGCGGTGGAAAAGCTGTATTTTCCGTTAATACCGCATCTTCATGCAACCTTCTGCGAGGGTACGAATTTAATATCCGATGCTCTAAATGCAAAGCCACAATTCCTGATAGATGCTATCAAATCGAGTTCAAAATGAACGATAGTGGGGAGATTGAAATTATCCACGATGGACGTAAAGACGCTATCGAAGCATGGAACAAACGCTACAAAGAGGATTAAGTATGGAGCAGGAACACAAGCCGAGAACATCAATGATTCTTTTGCTGGAACACGTCCATGCGATGGACGAGCTTACGAATGAGGAATTTGGAGCATTTATCCGCAACTACGCGCAGTATGTTGAGACTGGACTTGAGCCAGCATATGACAACGACCGTGCTATGCGGATGCTCTGGAAAGTCGTAAAGGCGTTTGATGATATGAACGTGCAGAAGATGGAAGAACGTGATAGACGTAGACGAGAAGCAAACAAGAAAAATATAAACAAGCGTTGGAACGATAAAAAATACGAAAGCATACCAATGGTATCACAGGATACGAACGGTATAAATGGTATACCAAACATACCAACTGATACGAATGGTAGCTTATCTGTATCTGATTTTGTATCTGAATCTGATAAAAAAGAAAAATGTGAAAAGAAAAATACCAACGAAGTCAAACGCTTCAAAGCTCCGACTATCGAGCAAGCCAAAGAATACTTTGCGGACAAGGGTTACATGGAATCAGAAGCAGAGCGGTTTGTTGACCACTTCACGGCAAATGGCTGGAAGGTTGGAAAATCGCCCATGAAGGACTGGAAAGCTGCTGCACGGAACTGGATGCGTAACGTGAAGGACTGGAACGGTGGCTATCAGCAGACAATGGCTGAATTACCTGACGAGGGAGACTTTCTGCGGTGAATATTGAAAATCAGACCCAATACATCCTGCTGGGAGCAGTCCTTACGTTTTCTGAGTATGCCGATGTTCTGCAAGACCTTAAAATCGACGATTTCTGTCCTGAGCTGCGTGATACATTCGCTGCCATTCGTGGCTATTGGGAACACAACGACAAGTGGAACCCGGTAGAAGTCATGGGGCGGTACGATAACTGCAAGAAGGCAATGGGTGAATGCCTAGATGCCTTTGGTGCAGAATTTATCCGCAACGTCACCCATGACATGATGCTTGGATGGGTTGGAATCGTCAAGGAACAGGCAGCATTGTCCAGAGCCAGAGAGATCGCGTTCAAAATCGTTGACGGTTCGACCAGATACGCAGACTTGACAGGCATCTATGAGCAGCTAGGCGAAGCTATCAACCTGCACAACGAGAGAAGTGATTTCATCCCGATGTGCGATGGCATAGACAACTACATCCGCAAGTTGGATGATAAGCCGGAGTATATCAGCACAGGGCTTAGAGTGCTGGATAACAACTTGCATCTTGTGCCGGGCAACTTCGTTGTGATCGGAGGCAGACCGTCTGCTGGCAAGACCGCTCTGTCCTTGCAACTTGCCTGTGAAATAGCCAAGAACGGACGCAAGGTAGCATATTTTAGCCTAGAGACTGACCCGGACACGCTCTATGCTCGTATTATCGCAAACCAGCTAGGCGTACCGCTGCATACGGTCAAAAACAAGACCGTCAGCATTGACGAGCTTGACCGATTGGCAGCCATCAAGAAATATCCGCTGTTCGTCCGTTCTGCCGCTGGTAAGAGCGTTGGGTGGATTAGAACGCAGTCCATTAGGATGCAGGCAAAAGTGGTGTTCATCGACTATTTGCAACTTATCCATCAAGCCGGAGCGAAAGACCGATACAGTGCCGTCACGGAAATCAGCATGGCACTGCATGAGTTCGCACAGTCCACAGGAACGCTGGTGGTAGCACTTGCACAGCTCAATCGAGAGACAGCAAGAGCAGGCATTCCACCGACTGCCGCAGACCTGCGAGAGAGCGGACAGATTGAACAGGACGCAGATGCAATCATTCTTCTGGCGCAGAACGTGACCACGAAAAAGAGACCGGAGCCGCATTATCACTTTGCACTTGAGAAGAACAAAGAGGGAAACGTAGGGTCACTGGACATCACGTTCCAGATGGAAACACAGCAGTTCAAAGAATGCGTGTGGATGTAACGAGAGGAGAATAAACATGAAATACCGCAAGAAGCCAGTTGTTATCGAAGCATTCAAGCTCAATGCACGAGGCCTTATTGGAGAAGATTGGTTCTGGGATGCAGTAAGTAGCAACGATATTATTACGCATGACTTCGGAAAGTTTCACGATGATCCTGCGTGGTGCGAGATTAAAACGCTTGAAGGGACTATGATTGCAAGGACTGGCGATTATATCATTCGTGGCGTAAATGGCGAAATCTACCCGTGCAAACCTGACATTTTCGAGAAAACATACGAAGCGATTGAGTGATAACAGCCTAACATCGCTTCTGCGTTCGTATCGTCACAGTAGAATAGGCAAGAAAAACAGATAACAGTGTTTGGGCGATAAAGTTACCGCTTGAACCCCATAAATATTTTTCATCAATCAACAAACGGAGGAAAACGATTATGAACATCACTCGACTGGAACAAGAGACCATCGTCAACTTCAATGCAGCGGAAGATGCTGCATCGGTTTATACCGCTGACCCGGTGTATATGCGCAAGCTGGACAAGCTGTGTGAGCGCGAGCCTGCATCGTACAAGCTGGTCAAGCAGGACAAGGACGGCAAGTGGTATGAGATGCCAAAACGCCTTGTGCGGTTTGCAACCACAAGAATTATGACGGATGAGCAGAAGGAAGCAGCATCAGAGCGTATGCGCAAGATGCAAGCAGACAGTAGAATTCAAATCTCCGCTATAATCACCAATTAACAAACGGAATGAAAAGCATGGAATGGTGTCAGGTGGTAAAACTACCCTCTGCGACTATTCCGTGCTTTTTTCGTCTGGTATTTATCGAGAGAAAACGGCAAGGTCTGATTTTGAGTAGGAACCGCCTCGATCGAGTAGCGTTTGGGCTGATATGGCTACGACTATCGGCAAGATGCGTTTGCATGCAAATAGATGCAATAATTGCATACCAAGCGATACGAATCGTACCAGTTGATACGAATGGTATGCGTTGGTATCATGGTATACTAATCTTCCCCCCTTTCTTCCCCCTCTTTCCCCTACAACCCCTATTACCCCCTATAATCCCCCTAACTCCCCCCTCAAACAAATAAATTGTTTGAGGCCCCCACGCCAAAATGGTGAGACAACTGTGACAACTAAAAACGACAACCAAATGTTTCCATAAAGGTTCTTTCCCCCTACAACCCTCTATTTCCAAAGCTATACCGTTAGCCAGCAGAGCAGACCGTATGCGAAAAATGGCGTGAGATTTGTGTTTGTGGATGGTCTGCGACTATTTCACATGGATGATTGACTTCATTTTGTAGTCGGTTGAATATGTAGAAATGTTGTATGACTATATGAGCAGCTGATTGCGAATCGAAAGCAACTGACCAGCCGGAGCGGTTTGCTTTGTTTGTTAAAAATATTGATGTATTTAGTTTGCGACTATTCCCAGTAGAATGCTATGAATTGAATAAAATATCATAGTGCGTTAATAGGAATTAAATTGGATATGAACAGGCCGAATCAGATGATACGACTATCCCAGCGAAATAATAGTTAAAAAGATTGAGCAATTGTTTACGACTATTATAATAAGTACGATGGTTAAAGATTTTGAGGTAATGCGACTGGGATTAAAATTGACAGGTGTCTTTACATATATTGATTTTTGGAGTGTCTGATGACTTAGCGACTATCGCACCTCTCTTTCTCTAAAAGGCGAACGACTATTTCACACAAAAAATACACGACTATTTGACGATGATTCGCCAGAAAACGCTACGACTATTACTCTGCGACTATCAGCTGGCTGCTCGTTACTATACTATATATAGGACTTTCAAAAGCTAGTCGTCTGACGACTTTACGACTGTTCTACGACTATTTTATCGGAGAAATTACGACTATTGACTACGACTATTTCAGAACCTGTTACGACTATTCCAGCCGGAACGCTGCGACTATTGCTGACCTCTATTAGCTATCGGGCGAAAGCCCGAAAAAGAGATGCGGCGCAAGCCGCCAATGGTTCCGCGCCGCCCGCCGCTGGACTGCCCCGCCGGGTGGAGGGCGCCCGGCTGACCCTGTACAGGTGGAGACGCTGACCCCCTCAGCAGGTGCGCCGGGTCTGTACTGCTGACAGCGTGTCAGCACTTGCCAGCGATCCACCCCGCCGGGCTGGCATGGTCTGCGGTCTATTGCACCCTTATATACCTTATTATAATAGACGGTCTGCACTGGCCTGTATAGCGTCCGGCGTGGCGTTGGTATCTGGTATGCGCTGGATTGCGTCCGGGCGCTGTGATACGCTCTAGCGTGGTACAGGTGGTATTATGGCCGCTTGTGTCGGTCTGGTATTGTGGGCGGTTGAGCGGGTACAACCGCAGGAAAAGCCCATGTAAAGCCCTGTGAGCTGTTTTGTTGTGTGGGCAGTATAGTTGCATGGACGACACAAAACGCGCTGTAAACGCTTGTATGGGGTTATATTGCATCTGGACAAAATAAAAGCCCTGCACCGTGTCAGATACAAGGCAAAAGAAAAGCCCCGCCAGCGTGGGCGGGGTGTGATTGTTACGGGCGAATTAAATTTTATTTTGGTCAAAAAGTGCCTTCATTTCGTCTTCGTCGTATTTTGTCAGCTGGTTATACCACTCATCATAAGAGACGTGATATGTGATACTGGGAAGGCCTTTTTTCTTGTAGCCTGCGAAATTGAAATTTTGATAGCTTTCTAAACTGTCGAATTTGTCGAAACGGGAAGCGGGACGGGGGCCGATATCATCACCCCAGTAAAAGTATACTGCATTGCCGATTTTTACGGCTGCCCCATCGCCACGCCTGATAAGGTATGCAAAAACCTTTTCTTCATCGGCTGACATTTTGCGGAAAAATTCGTTAAACCCTTCAATAACCTTCATTTTATACGCTCCTTCCTTGTGTGGGCTTGCTGCTGCTAGTATATCATACTGCAAGCCCTAAAAACAGGACTTGCAGAAAGTTTTTTGCCCTTTTGGGCTGGGGCGGGGTTGCTTTACGGTGCAGCCCCGCTAAAGTGTCCGGGCGTTCTCATTTGGACGCCTTAAACAGCGCCGAGAAAAACCAGAAGAAAAACAGGATACAAGATAATATCATTTTGCGGTCACCTCCGGAATGTTGCCAATAATTTGATATTGCACATTGCTTTGCATTGGGCTTTCCGGTTCGCCGTCCTTGTCGTTGCCAGACGCGGAGTAAAGCGTATCGTGCCGTTCCCGTGGCATTGGCCCCGGTTCTGTATATTTCCAGATTGTTCTAGTTTCGTCGGAGTATGTTTCACGCCCGAAGTCGTCCGCGCCAATATATACAAGTGTCATTATAGATACCTCCTCATACCACGCTAAACCGCTTGTAAACGGTTTTTTTGCTGCACTCGGCGTAAATATCCGGGTGCGCTGCCTGCAAAAGCTTGCTATCAAGCCGGACGCTCTGCACATCCTTATAAATGGCTTTTGCCGTGCCCTGCACCATTTCCGGCGCGCCCTGCATCATGGCGATAATTTCAGCCTTTACAGCGTCGTTCATTGCTTCAAGCTCTTCAATGAGCCGCTTATTTTCGCGGTATGCGTTCACTTTTTCTTCAAACGTCGTCATTTTTATGCTCCTCTCTTGTTACGGGTGTAGAAATCGGGCAGCGTGTCAAGCGAAACGCTGTTTTTATCGTGCCACCGGTCAGAAATCCACGCCCACGCGTCTGCTGCGGTACTGTACAGGTTGCGCCCGCTGTACATCGTACCATTGTAATATACAGTGTCGTCACCCATTTTATAGGCCTTGTTTGTGGGTACCGCTACAACGTCCCACTGTGCAGCGCCGTTAATACTCCACCCCCGGCATACCGGGATATATACCATGTTATCCATTATTTGCCCCTCCTTATTAGCTGTTGAGAAACGCAATCATAACAAGTGCGCCGGATATCATGCCGCCCACGTACCAGAGGGCAGCCCACTGGGTAAAATCAAGAGTGATCATATCATTGTACCCCCTATTACATAACCTGAAATAGTGCAGATGTGCGGGCAGTGACGGCGTACAGTTTGCCGGTGGTGTTGCCTTTTACCAAGACGCCAGTAACACCGTAAATGCCGGTACTGTATGCGATGGTTTCAAATCCGCATTCTGCAACGCGGATAGTGTCGATCTCTGCAAACCGCTTTTTGGTCAAGTCCTCTGCGGCGTTGGTGGTAACATAGCGGCGGATGTCTTTTAATGTGGTTTTCATGGTTTTTTGTCCTCCTGTTTTGGTTCAATGCGGTTTGTTCTTGTTTGTGCCTTTATTATACTATCAATAGGGTTATGTGTCAATAGATAGATAGTAATTTACTATCACAAGAAACAATAAAATATCCTTGTGATATTTGTTCATATTGCTATCAATATACCATGCTTGTGATAGAGCTATCATAATGCGCATTAGAGGAGCTTTCCGCCCTCCAGTGTCCCGCGCCGGTACGATCGCCCGGCGCGGCCTGTCTGGTATCGGGTGCAGACCGGTGCAGCGTGTCCAGCGTCCGGGCGTGTGTGCCGGTGCGCGGCGTGGTCTGCTTTGCATCTGGCGCGGCCTGTCCTGCTGCCTGTGCTGTGCAGTCCGTCCGGGTGAGCTGGGGCTGGGGTCTCCACCGGCGGGGTATATAGCCGCCGCCCAGCCCTGCCCGGTCAGTCTTTCAACCACCGAAAAAATAAAAAAGGCTCAAAAAAAACACCCCACCCCCTATTGTCAATCTCAAAAATTCCGCAAAAACAAAAAAGACCCCTACAAAGGGTCTGTGTTCTGTGCTATACTTGCCTTACAAGCCTTGAAAGGGAGGAATCTACAATGAATCAAAAGAATGATAAGAACAAAGAAAAGAGGGAAAAGAACGAAAAGATTGCTGCTTCAATATGGGGCATCATTATCGGCGCCGCTCTTTTGGTTTTTGGTGTGTATCTTATGGCACATGGTATTTCAAACGTTATATAAAATTCTGGCCAAAGAAAGGAAGAATCAAAAATGAGAAAGAGAATCATTGCGGCAGCTCTAGCAGCGGCTATGATGCTTGCTCTGCCTATTAGCGCAATGGCAACGACGAAACCCGATGAATGGTCTGCTTCCGTTGAGCTGGAAGATACTAACGCAACGCAAGTTCAGCCAATAAACATTAAGGAATCTCATAGTCACCTTGAAACCAAGTATGAATACGGCAAAACGAGATACTATGTGTTCTACGCTGTGTTGGTTGAGAATCCTAATCCCGATTGGGCAGTTGATTTTGTTTCGCTGAACGTCACGGTATACGGCGAAGATGGCTCCGTCTTAAAGACCGATTCTGAAACGCTGGACTGGGTTGGCGAGGGTGATTCTTATTGGTTCGGGGATTACATTGCTTTTGATTCTGATGGTGTTAAGCCGACAAGAATTGAGTATACGACAAGTGCAGAAAACTGGAACGTGCACGAAGCAAGCCCTGCCAATCAGATTGTCCGTGCTGGCGAACTGGCCGTCACGAATGTTTCTAAGCGTGGCTCTGGCTACGATTTGCGATTCACTGGACAGGTTACGAACAACAGCCAGTTTACAAGCAATGCCGTCAAGGTCATTGTCCTTTACAAGATGAAAGACACCGAAGGCAACGAAGTCCCTGTCGGCGGTGAGTATACTTACATTATGGACAGCCTTGCTTCTGGACAGACAGCATCGTTTGAACTGCATCCATTGAGCGGATTTACTGGTTATAGCTCTTATGAAGTGGTTGCCATTCAAGATTAACGTATAACACAAAAGCCAGCGGCTAGATGTCCTCTAACCACTGGCTATATTTTTGTTCTCCATACTATCAAAACTCTATTGACAGTACTATCAAAATATGATATAATCTGTGATAGAAAGAGAGGACGCAAAAATGAAAGTTGGGTATGTAAGAGTTTCGACAGTCGGGCAAAACACGGCTCGTCAGGAAGTCATTATGGAGCAGCTTGGCGTTGAAAAGGTGTTCATTGATAAAATGAGCGGCAAAAACACCGACCGCCCGCAGTTGAAAGAGATGCTGGCGTTTGTTCGTGAGGGCGATACTCTTGTGATTGAGAGTTTCAGCCGTCTGGCTCGTTCCACGAAAGACCTTCTGGAAATCGTTGAAGAACTTGAAAAAAAGAACGTCAAGTTCGTCAGCCAGAAAGAGAACATCGACACTTCTACGCCTAACGGGAAATTTATGCTGACCGTGTTTGCAGCTCTGGCACAACTGGAACGCGAAACAATGTTGGCACGGCAGAAGGAGGGAATCGAAATCGCAAAAGCAGAAGGCAAGTATAAAGGCAGAAAGCCCGTCGAAGTAGACGAAGAGAAGTTCCGGCAACTTTACAACGACTGGCAGAATGGAAAAACCACGCCGAAGATTATGATGAACGAACTTGGGTTGAAGTCCGCTACGTTCTGGCGCACGGTCAAAAAGTATCGTGAAAAGTATGGTATCACTGATGCGGCCACCACACGCAAGTATGCCAATAAAGAGGAAAAATAAAAAGCAGCGACCCACCACAGGCCGCTGCTACAAACAAGAACCACCAATCCCTCAACAGGATGATAGTACACCAGTATTATATCATTTCTGTTGAGGCGTGGCAATATAAAATCAGCAGAAAGGGTATACTAACATGAAAAAATCTAATTTGATAGCAGATTCTCTTTATGGGCATTTAATTGTAGCGGATGGAAAAATCAAACTACGTTCAGTGTTCGATTTTCCCGGATGCACAGAACTGTTCTCGTTTTTGTATGTTTGCGAGCAAGTAAATTGCGCTGTCGAATTTGAAAATGAGGAAATTATCGTAGAACCAAAGAATACAAATAACGCGATTCAAACTATGCTTGCAGTTTATGTTTCATTTGGCCAAGACGATACAATCTTCAAAAGATACATAAACTATTTGACGAAACTCGGTTCAGATGGAAAGCGTGAGCCGACTGTTTGCGATGGGTAAAAGGGGATTGCTATGAAACAGATGAATTGGGAAGAATCGGAAGGTTGCAATCGGTTCATAAAAAACATAACCGCTGGTATATTAGAGTATGTTCTTGAAGTTGGAATTGATGAAGCGGTCAAAGAATGCGTCAAGGACAATCCGCTTTTGGACAAATGCCCTCATCTTGAATCCTACGCAAAGGAACACGGATTTATCTGACTCGCTAGACATGGTATCGGATTGCTGAACAGAGAAAGGCTGGATAATATGCAGGGAGAAGAACTGATTGTTAAGAACGGAAGCATCACGCTGCGGTCTATGCTTGAATTTGGTGGATTCCTTGAAATTAAGAGGTTTTTGGAAGCCTGTCATTCGGAAAACTGCACCGTAACCTTTGCAAACGAGGAAATGGTCATTTTCCCGAATGAATACGATGCTGCTAAAGATGCTCTCGTCTTTATTTACGGTACACTGGCAGAAAGACACGGTATTATCGAAAAGTATCTTCGTTACAAGTTGATGCTTGGGGATGAAGAACCGAAGCCTACTTTACATAGTCAGAGAAAGGAATAAAGCATGAAAACCGCAAAATTGTCAGATCAGAGTTTGAAACTCATTGAAACGTTGTGTGATTACACCGACAAGCCCGATATCCTCAATGCCATTGCAGACGCTTTGTACTACGATGCGGACGAGCTGAAACGCAGGCTCAACCAGCTTGCGGAAGAAGTTAAATAAACTGTGCAACCCATTTATTAAGATGGATTTTAGTAAATAATTTTCTGAAGTAAAATTATAAAACCGAATATTTGATTTTTGTGCAGTTGTAGGCACTCTTTACATTTTCAGGTAGGGGGTGCCTATTTTTTTATGCAGCCAAAGCAGTGTATCGCCATCATTGACAGCATCAAAGCGTATGCAAAGCAGAATCCGACCGAAGCACAGGTTTATGAAGACTGGTTTCAGTCGGTAGTGAACCTGAGAGACGCTCTGCCACAGGACAAGCGGTTCGATGCCTACAAATACTCTGGTGAGCTACGCTCTGTCTGCGCAGCCATGATGGGAAAGATGAAAACAGGCGAGGACGTGGCAAAAGTCTATGACATTATCGGTCGGACGTACCTGTTTGAAGCAAAGGATGTGTTCGACAGCTATTGCATCTACCTTGAATGGAACCGTGCGCCGGAGAAGAAGTTCTATCAGCCGAGACGCAGGGTTCTGAAAGTGCTGGCAGATGACCTTGAGGACTTGTTTTATAAGCGAATCGACTTCTTGGGGGTTAGCTTACCTGCTCGCGTTGGCAAGTCCACGCTGTGTATCTTCTTCATTACATGGCTGATGGGCAACCGCCCTGACGTTGCATCGGTTATGAGCGGGCATTCTGACAAGCTGACCAATGGCTTCTACGGCGAAGTGCTGTCCATCATCACTGACCCTGTGACCTATAACTGGGGCAAAATCTTCCCTGACGTTCAGCTTGTGGACAAAAGCGCAAAGGACGAAAGCGTTGATCTGAACCGAAAGAAGCGCTTCCCAACCCTAACTTGTCGCTCTATTGGTGGTACGCTGACTGGTGCAGTTGAAATTGGCGAGGGTGGCGTTCTGTACAGTGATGACTTGATTGAGGACTTGGAGGAAAGCCTGAATGTTGAGCGCCTGAACAACAAATACGATGCCTATCTGAACCAGCTGAAAGACCGCAAAAAGCAAGGCGCATTGGAGCTGATGGTCGGCACACGCTGGAACGTGCTTGACCCTCTGGGACGCATCCAGAACCAGTATGCAGACAATCCAAAGTACAGATTCCGTGTGATTCCTGCGGTGGACGAGAACGGACACAGCAATTTCAATTATGACTACGGTGTGGGCTTTGACGATGCCTACTATGCTGACATGAAAGCCAGCATTGACGATGCAACATGGTGGGCAAAGTACATGGGCAAGCCCTATGTGCGTGAAGGTCTGCTGTTCCCTGCTGATGAATTGCGGTATTTCAACGGTGTTCTGCCTGATGGAGAACCTGATCGCAAGCTCATGGTCATGGATATTGCATGGGGCGGCGGTGACTTCACCGCCTGTCCTATTGCTTATGTGTACGGAGATGCCGTGTTCATTCCTGACCTCGTGTTCAATAACGGCGATAAGACCGTGACCAGACCGGAAGTCGTAGGCAAAATCATCCAGCACAAAATCAACGTGGTGCGCGGCGAAGCCAACAACGGTGGCGACGAATACTGTGACGTGGTAGACAGCCAGCTTCGGCAGCAGGGCTATCACTGCTCTGTCCGCAGCCAACGTGCGCCAAGTGGTCAAAGCAAGCTGTCCAGAATCATCCAGTATGCGCCGGACATTAAGCGGTTCTACTTCCTTGACGAAAAACACCAGTCGAAAGAGTACAAGGCGTTCATGGAACAGGTCACGATGTTCACGCAGCTTGGCAAAGTTCCGCACGATGACGCACCGGATAGTCTGGCGCAGCTTGCAGATGAATTGTATAACGGAATTAGTAAAATTGAGCCTGTCAAGAGGCCATTTTGATTAAAAACACAATATATTGTGTTTGCTGGGTCTATTTATTTGATTTCACCACTTGACAAGGCTTATAATGTACGCAGGAAGTTTTGCAGCTTCCCTTAAAGGAATAGCTTGCACGCGAGGTTTTGTCATTTTTACTCGCGTGCGTGTCAACAAGCGTATTCCTCCTTTCACCGGTGGAGGTTTTCTCACTCTTTCGCCTTCACCGGACTTTATATGTTGCGTTTCCGATTGATTGGGGAATGCCCGCCTGTCTCCCCCACGGCTGGCAAGCAACGGTTCGATTCCGTTACGCAGCACAACCAACTACCTAGCTTTGCGTGGCTTTATTCTCCAAAACCTCCACCGCTATTCCCGGCTCTCGATGCAATGGTTAGACATGACATTGCAAAGAGCAGCGGTTAACCAATCAAGCCGGGTTTTTATGTTGCATTAGCTCAGTCAGGCTAGAGCATCCGGCTCATAACCGGACATACATTGGTTCAAATCCATTATGCAGCACCAAAATTGCAGCTTACCCGTTTACGTCTGTCCGACAACTGAATGTAAAGGCTGCAATGGTTTTCTTCGGGCGAAGAATAGCACGGCTGGAAGTGCGAACAGTTTCCCAGTAGCTTCTGACAGGTCTGTGCTCAACAGCCTGTTTCCAGAAATCCAACGAAAGGAGCACAGATGGTAGCAAAAGTCAGATGCAAGCGTCCTCGAAAAGACGCAAACGGCAATCCGTGTGATTGCGGACGTTATCTTGGCGAAGTAGAAGGCAAGTTCTCTCTTCTGTGCCCTCTTTGCCATTGGATTACAATTGGAGATTCCAACCTTCCGAAAGAAACATGGGTCTCCGTGCCAAAGTTCAAGAACTAAATAGCTTTTGAAGCGCAGTTGTAAGCGCAGTGAGATAGACCTTAACAGGTTTGTCTTGCTGCGCTTTTTATTTTGCCAGAAAGGAGGAACGCATGGCTGAGTATCAGATGGTTGTAAACGGCTTTTTGAATGAGCCACTGACCGGACGCAGACCGATTGAAACGCCGGAGACGGAAATCAATCGGGAAAATGTGCTGAAAGTGGTAATGGGCAAAGCAGAGCCTATTCATCTGCTGAACAAGAATGAGATTCGTTTCTTGCACAACTACTACTTGGGCAGTCAGCCCGTTCTCCTCCGCACGAAGGAATACCATGCTGAAATCACGAACCGTATTGTAGAGAACCACGCCAATGAGTGTGTGGGCTTCTACACGGGCTACATGAGCGGCACTCCCTGCTCTTATGTGCGGTCTGAAACGGCAACAGGTGACGGTGAGGAAATCGCCCGCCTGTCCAACGCCTTGCAGTATGAGGGCAAGGATGCGCTTGATCGGCGGCTCTGGCAGTGGATGTTGGAGTGCGGACAGGGATACCGCATTGTTCTTCCTGACAAGGGGTACAACGGCAACTACCCAGATGAAACGCCCCTGCTGGTGGATGTTCCCGACCCGGATATGGCGTATGTGATTTACAACTCCGGCATTGGGCACAAGCCCATCGCCAACGTGCTGCACATCCCACGCAATTATCAGAATGACCTGAACGACCTAATTTGCGTGTATACGCCGAACCAGTACTTTGAAATCGACAACGGCAAGGTTACGAAATCGGAGAACCATTCTCTCGGAATGTTGCCGATGGTCGAATACAAGCTGAACCCGGAGCATATGGGCTTGTTTGAACCGGCGATTCCTGTGTTGGACGCCATCAACGACCTTGAAAGCAACCGTCTGGACGGTGTGGCACAGTTCATCCAGTCCATCATGGTGTTTACCAACTGCCTTGTTGACGAGGATGCGTTGAACAAGGTAAAGGAATTGGGCGCAATGTGCCTGAAATCCACCGCTGGTCTGCCCGCTTCAGTCTCGCAGATTGCAAACGAGCTTGACCAGCAGCAGAGCCAGACCCTGCTTGATTCCATGTTGAACGTGTACCGCAGTCTGACTGCCATGCCCAGTGCTACTGGCAGCGAGAACGCAACGTCCGACAACGTGGGCGCAGTTATCGTCCGTAATGGTTGGAATCACACCGAAGCAAGAGCGCAGCAGTACGAGAATATGTTCAAGTACGCTGAACGCCAGAGCCTGTCTGTAATGCTGAAAATCCTGCGTGATACGGCTGGCTCTAAGTTGATGGCAAGTGACATCAATATCAAATTGCCCCGCCGTCAGTACGACAACCAGCAGAGTAAGGTTCAGATTTTTGCACAGATGATTCAGCAGCCGATTGACCCGCAGCTGGCGTTTACTACGCCCGGTCTGTTCCCTGACCCGCAGGCTGCTTATGAAATGAGCAAGCCTTTCCTGATTGCCGTTGGCAAGCTGGGCGAGGATGGGAAAGCACCGAAGCCGCAGGAACAGACGACAGACCGTATTACCAATAACGGCAAAATGGTTGACGAACAGACTAATGCAAAGGAAGGAGAACAAAAATGAAGAAGCTGTTTATTTCTTGTCCGATGAAGAATCGGTCGGAAGAAAATATTCGGATGACGTTTGATCGTTTACACAAGATTGCCGAAGCAGTGTACGGCGAAAGTCTTGAGGTTATTCCTACCTATATCGAAGATAACCCGCCTAAGTGCAGAACTGAAGGGCTTTGGTATCTTGGCAAGAGCATCGAACTCCTTTCGCAGGCTGATTATTTTATCGGTATTTGCGGTGATAACGCCTTTCAGTATAACGGCTGTACTGTAGAAATTGATGCTGCAAAGTTGTATGGCGTTCCGGTCTATCTTGTTCCGACTGTTTTCGCCGCTCCTGATGTTGCGAAAGCAGAACTGGTTTACAACGGCGCAGGGGAACGAATCAACTAAAAATCAATCCGCATAAGCGGGCTGATATATTCCGGCAGGGAAGCCGGGATACAAATTTCGCAGCGTTGCAGGGAAGCAACGGTAAAAAAACGCAGGAGGAAATTAACGATATGAAACTCAATGTGTTGCTTGGTGATGCCTACAAAGAGGGCATGACCGCCGATGAAATCATTTCTGCGCTTGAAAAGGTTGCAGACCCTAATGCAGAGATTGAGAAGCTACGCAACGCCGTGACGAAAGCCAATGGCGAAGCTGCCGAATACAAGAAGCAGCTCAAGGCAAAGCGTACCGATGACGAGAATGCCGCGCAGGAACAG